TCTGGTGACCTGCCGTCAGTCTTTTTCCATATACCGACCTCAGAGAGGTGTACGAGAGAATATGCACCGCCACGACAACCGTCAGGACGCTCTGCTGTACCAATTTTAATCTTGCAGTTGCGCTGAGGCACGCGCGATGTGGAGCCGGATTTACCGACCCCGACCATTTTAGGCTCATTCTCATTGTAGGTTTCTCCCATGTCATAGAGCAATTCAATAGGATATTCCTTAATCATTGTGTCGAACATATCCTTGATTTCATCGGAAGCAGTTCCTTGATGAGCAATGATAAGAGAATTAAGCCCACGTTTGTGAAAGAACTGCAACCAAGCCATATACAACTGGGTCGTAGTGGAACCGCCCCATTGACGTGCTTTCAGCAGGATAAGGCGTATAGGCAGACCCGCTTTGCGCTTCTCTTCAAAGCGCGATACCAGTATGCGTTGCGGATAGCGCAGGCGAAAAAGCACGTCCGCGCCTGCGTCCTTGTTGTGTATCCACACAAGTGTAGCTGCCCAAAACGGGAAGTCATGACGATAGCGTAAGCGGATAAATTTTTCTGCAACCTTGTCATGGTCGATGTCGTTAGGCTCAACGTGCATGACATTGGAAAGGAATTTATCAATAGAGCCTGCCTTGACAAGTTTGCCGACAAAAGGGATTGCCATCATCTCGGCAGGCAACCACTGAACAGGTATAGCGAAATCGGAGATATATACCTGCACCCTCTCTCCAATAGACCCTTCCCCAGTTATCGGGTTGAACGGCGCATACATTGCCTCATTCCTGCGGTCATTTTCCGTCAGTATCTTGTCTATATCGGTCAAACTGCTTGTCATACCAACCATTCTTAATGCGATAGATAAACTCTCCAACAGTGCGAGACGTAAGATAGAACTTCGGTGCAGGTTGATGAACAATAATTGAGACCAATTCAAATAACGATTTATCGGGATACAAATCGCGGAGAGCAATATATCTGCGGAATATCTCTTCAAACATCTCGCGTTTGTTATGGCGCATACGCGAAAAAGGCTTTCCAACCAACATACGCGCGACCTCAACAGCGGCCCGTTCCTCGGATACCCAAAAGCGTCTTGCAGGAGATTCGGCCACTTTCTCAAATATTTCGGGCATAACAATGTATTTAGCCAATGCAAGTTGCTCACGATATGCACACATGAGATCATCGTTGCGCTGGCGTGTAAAATCCATTATAGAACCGAAATGTTTAGCCATTTATTCAATTGCTATGTTGATTGTTAATTCTCCATACAAAGTTATCCAATTCATGTCACAAAACTTAAAAGTCTCGCCCTAATATATAGCCTTACTTTTGCGCATGATATTGACACAACCATAAGATTTTCAAAATAATGGCTGATAATAACGAAGTTAAGAGCAGACGTGACCAACATCTTGACCGCCTGCGCAATAAATACCCCGACAAGAAATTCGAGGATGATGAGGAAATCTACGGGCAGATTTCCGATGATTACGATACTTACGAGGCAGAGTTAGAGGGATTACGAGGCAGGGAGAAATCCCTGTCGGATATGTTCGCAGCTGACCCCCGCAGTGCGCAGTTCCTTACCGATATGCATAACGGCAACGACCCCGTCCTTGGACTTGTCCGCAACTTCGGAGTGGAAATTAAGGATGTTCTTGACGACCCCGAAATGCAGGACAAGATAGCTGAGGCTAACAAGGATTATGTCGAGCGCGTAGCCAACTCCAAGAAACTTGATGAAGAGTATGAGAAGAACATGGACAATACTCTTGAAACTCTCCGTCAGTTCCAGTCAGAGCGCGGCATGACCGATGAGCAGATTGACCAAGTAGTGGAATTCCTGCTAGGCGTAGTCCGTGACGGTGTTATGGGCAAGTTCAGCAACGAGACTCTTGATATGGCATGCAAAGCACTCAATTATGACGCTGATGTGGCGGCCGCCGGGGAAGAGGGCGAAGTCGCAGGACGCAACGCCAAGATAACTGAGAAACTGCGAAAGAGCAATAAAGGCGATGGCACAGCACCCCTCGGAGGCAAGAATGGACAGGGGCATTCAAGTTCACCTCAAAAGAATCAATCAATATTCGACCTCGCAGCAGAGGCTCAGTAAAATGCATCAACGAGTACGAGTAGTGAAAACTAAGCCCGAAAAACCATCAAAAGGTAGTGTCGGACTTGAAAGCCAGTGCATGGGTATGGTGACAACTGTCAGTGCAGTATCCAATGCTACTGGCGGGCTAAAAGCAGGTAACATAATATCCACATCAAATAAATAATCATTTAATTTCAAAAGACATGGCAGAAGAAATCAGCACTCAGAATGCTGTGGTAACAGGCGGAACGCCTGCCACCACTTCCCCCGGCCACGCCGGCTTACCTACGCAGGTTGCAGGCGAGGCAACGACCGTCAGCGCGGCCGCGACCGCTACTGGCGGTGTCGGAGCAGGCAATTTTATAGAAGTTGACATTGACAAAGAACTTTTCAAGTTTGAAAGCGATGATACGCCTCTCATGCAGCTTATGCTCAATGCTAAGAAAGTTCCGGTCAATTCACCCGAAATTCAACATTTCGCAATTGACCAAGCGCGTCCGAGCGTAGTTACCAACGCAGCCGTTGGTGATGGAACAGGAAATGTTGCTGTTCTCCCTCTTGACAATGCAGACAAGAAGTTACTTCAGCCTTATGGCACAATTCTCGTCAAAGGAGTTGACGGTTATGCTTCGGACGGCAAAACCAAGACTCTGGGCAAAGACCTCATGCTTTTCATAACCGACCGCGACAAGGTTTCAGGTAATCCTATCGCTATCGCCGTCAACGGTCCCAAGAACGAGGCAACCGATGATTCTTGTCTTGTTCCCGAAATTCCGGCAGGTACAACGCTTGTTATTCTCGCTAACGCTATGTTCGAGACTCAGAAAGAAGTTCTTCCCGATTTCGTTGTGCCTTCTCCATCGCTTATTTATGCTCAGAAGCGTGGAATGAACAGCATCACATCGGACTACTTTGAGAGTGTTGCCAAACGTATTCCGTTCAGTAAGGCTCTCATCGCAGAGGCTCAGATTCGCAACTTCAAAACAAAGGGTAACCGCACCCTATGGGCCAGTCGCGCAAGCAAGTTCACGGTTGATACCGAGCTTGGCCAGCAGACAGTCTATACAACCGAGGGGGTCCGCTGGCAGATTAAACGTCACCTTGACCACAAAGGCAAGTGGACGTTTGAGGAGTTCATCAGCCTTGCCAAGATGATTTTTACCGGAGAAGATGTGCCAAAGTCTGTGGTGATGCTCTGTGGTAAAAACTTCCTTGAGAGCGTTCAGTGCATCGACTTTTCAAAACACCCCGAAGTACAGATTTCGGTAAAGACTAACAAACTCGGTTGGCAGGTAACAGCCATTCATACCGTATTCGGCGAGTTCGAGTTCAAACGTGAGCCGACTCTTGACTACCTCGGCTGGAGCAACAGTGCTGCTGTCATTGCTTATGATCGCCTTGTTCATTACGTTTACTCTTCTGAGCACAAAGACAGTGAACGAGTGGACGGACATGAGGCAAGCCGTGAGCATACAATCGTATGGGATGCTCTTGCTCTCAAAGGCTCTTGTCATATCTGGATTGACGGCGAGGGTGAGTGCTCGGCAGAAGGCGCAACAACTTATGCTCTTTGGGGCAGTGAGGAGGCACCTGAAAGCCCGATTGAGGGTAAGGTCTATGTACTCGTCAGCGATTGTCCAGGGATTAATGCCAAAGCTGTCAGTGGCACAATGTGGCAATATGACAGCACTTCAAAGTCGTGGAAAGAGTACACGGGTGAAATTTTAGCTAACTAAAATACTACACAACCGAAATTCCTAAAACGGAGGGAAGCGGAGTGCAGCCCGCACATCCACTTCCCTCTTTCTAATAACTCTCAATTATGAATACGAAAAAGACTAAAACAACCTACGGCGTTTACAATCTCATAGAGTGGCACGCACGTCTGCGTATGGGTAAAGCCACTGTTAAAGTTGCATTCACAGGAGGCAGCATAACTACACAAGGTGTAACACCTGCCACATTCACTACTGAGAACCCCGTTATTCAGTTTGCTATTGAGAATAGTCCTGAGTTTCATAACGGCAAAATAAAAGTCGTTAGATGTGTAAAACTTAATGGTGTTGTAGAAATCGAGTGCAACGTTCCAAAAGTTGCGCTTCCCATTCCTGCCCCTGCTCCTATCTCTACCGATAGCGTGGTCGCTCCAGTTAAAGAGGACGAGAACGCCACCGAGGCGCAGGCCGACAATGAAGCCGAGGCTGAGGACAATGAAACCGCTCCTGCAAATACGCAGGTAGAGTTTTCCTGCAACGATGATGCAAAGGACTATCTTGAGCAGACTTTCGGATTTGTACGTTCCAAACTCCGCAACCGCGAGGATATCGTAGCCGCAGGCAAGACACGCGGCGTTGACATCATCTTCGTGTAATCGTCCGGCGATATGGTGTACAAAATCCTGCATATAGCGCGTGACGTGCGTATCGCCATAGATGAGAACAAAACGAGCGAACAACTGATAGCCGATGAGGATATTGACACCCTATCGTTGAACGACATTGTCCGCTCCAAGATTGTCGAAGCAGTGCGCCGTGTGGTGACCGAAGCACCCACGCACCTGCTTGACGGCGGTCAGCCATTCGGCGATGCAATCTTTTGGCGTAGCAAATGTTCGGGTTGGACACTCCTGCCCGAAGATTTCATGCGCCTCTTAATCTTCAAAATGAGCGATTGGGAGCGACCTGTGTATGAGCCAATCACAGCAGCCGACCCTCAGTATCAACTGCAATTCTCACGCTACAAAGGACTGCGAGGCAATCCGCAGAAACCAGTAGTGGCAATTGTCAGCCGTGCCGAGGGTCGTGCGCTGGAGCTATTCTCCTGCAAGGACGCGACTGCAACAGTAGAGCAAGCCGTCTATATCCCCCTGCCGAGGGTAGATTGTGATGGCGGTATTGAAATCCCGGAGCGTTGCTATATGTCCGTGGTCTATCAAGCCGCCTCGCTTGTGCTTGCCACTATCGGTCAAGGCGACCTATCCTCAATGATGTCAGACCTTAGCAAACAACTTTTAGTATGAGTCAGATAAAGACAACCGAAATTGAGGGTGACGTTGCGATTGGCAGACACGTCACCGCAGGCGGAAATGCGACCATACAGGGAAATGCGACCGTTAAGAAGAATCTCAAAATTGAGGGTTGGCTTGATGCACGAAACATCAAAGGCCCCAACAAGGGAATCTTCCTTGACGTGACAAAACTCCGTGAGGCATATCCGCTACCGCATGATGGTTGGTGGGCATTAATCGGCAACACTCTCCCGGCCCCCTTGTACATCGCTGACGGCGGTGCGTGGGTGGCAACCGGGGAAAGCGCAGGCAACCCGACCATTGACAGCCAACAATACAATGAAGCCGTTGCGGCACTTGACGCTGAATTGAAAGCACTGGCTACCGAGGTAAGTGCGAACAAGCGGAGCATCGACCAAATCCGCACGCAAATAAACACTATTGGCAGTTCGGTAAATACGCTCACGTCCGATGTGTCCGGCTTGAAAACTCGTATGACGAATGCCGAAACAAGCATTCAGGCAATCAATAACAGCAGGGGCAAGGCTAATGGCCTGGCCTCACTTGACAGTAACGGCAAAGTGCCGTCAATCCAACTCCCTGGCTTCGTTGATGATGTCGTAGAGTTCAATGCCATAGTATCGGACATAACACCACTTGCACAGTCTGCTAACAAAAAATCAACTGACGCAGGCTGTATGGTGGTCTATGACAGTGACCACAACAGATTCGTTCTTGCCGTATCAAATCTTGCCGTATCCGATGAACAGCGCATACAATGGGGAGAGCAGATATTGCGCCCGATAAAGGCACTCAACACTCCTGCCACCGCAGAGAGCGTTGAGGCGTTGCCTCTATTGAACGTTGTGGATTACTGGGAACTTACGGACGGAACAGCCTCACTCATCACATCAAAATTCACCTACTACAACAACTGGCTTGACGGTGGCTCCTTTGGTGAAGATGACGCAAAAGGTAGAATCCCCGAAGGAGGTAAGGTTTATATTTCGACCTCGGATAATAAAACCTTTCGGTGGAGTGGCACACAACTTGTCATCATTGGTAATGACCTTGCACTGGGTCGTACTGCAAACACGGCTTTCCCCGGCGATGAAGGAGCTCAGTTGCAGGAAAATCTAAAAAACACGGATAACCGACTGTATGACACAGCCAACCGATTGCGCAACTTAGGGATTCTACCTTGTGACGGCCAATGGGATGGAACCGGCACCACACCTAAAAGTGGTGTATGGCTTTGTCCGAATGAAGAAGGCGGTTGGTATTTCCGCAGCTTTGGCAACACCCACTTCTATGACCTCCCCGAAGAAGAGTATAACTCCGATATGACGTATAATTCCGGCTATATCTATCGAATGGCAGACGGACTATACCGCATTATCAACGATAAACTGACAATGGTCGGAGGGGCTTCAGTCGGCAATACGTTCAACCTCACATCGGAAATACCCACAAGCGACCCCGACAAGTTGTTCTATCAATTGAACGACCCGACCGACACCAAGTATTATGCTCCAGCGATAGTCTATGAGCAGGGAAAGGCAGTTTTCGGCTTGCAGATTACCTTTGCCGTTGCTCACGGTGCGTGGAAGATATACCAGTATGTCGGCGCGACACTTGAAAAGGAAGATGTTTTGAGCAGTGAAAACTGGCTCGATCTCGCAGGCATGAGCGCAGGCGCAGAAGCCATCGTGAATGTCAATGAGGTGTGCGAAGATAAAGACTAC